CACGGAACCCGTACTGGCCGCTCGCGATGAACGCCTGGTCGAGGAACCGGATCGACACCGCGTCGCGGTCGGCGATGAAGTGGTAGCTGAAGTCGCCGAAGAGCGCGACCTTCTTGTTGCTCGCCGCAAACGCGTCGAGACCGACATTCGTGGTGTAGACCGGATAGCCGAGCAGCTTGTCGGGCTGGCCCGCCTGGAAGCTCGGCTCCCACAGGTACGGAGTCGCCGTGATCGACGAGCCGTTCGCGGTAGCGATCGACGCGGTCTTGATGACCATCTTGCGGATGGCCTTCGCGAGCGTGTCGTGGATCACCCAAACGGACTGCGAGCGGTACTGCTGCGGAACCGTGTAGATGACATCGATCAGCTCGTCCGCGGTAAGGGCACCCGACGCCGCGGTGGTCACGAGGTTCGAGTTGCCGACGGTGACGATCGACTTCAGGCCGGCAGGCCCGTTGGCTGCGCCGCCGAGCATCGCCGAAAGCTCGCTCTGGCCCATCGCGCGGCCGATCTGCGAGCTGATCCACGAACCGGTGTCGAACCGGTCGTCCTGCATGAGCTCCTCGGTGATCTTCGTCAGGAAGACCTGCTTCTTGGAACTCATCGTCAGGTTGTCGAACTGGCTCGTGACATCCGAGGTGGCGGCGGACTCGCCCTCGTACACGACCGCGCCGAGGCTCGATTCGAAGGTCACATTGCCCGTCTTCGTGCCGAGCGTGAAGACCGTCGAGATGGAGCGGAGGAAGTTCGCGAGCTGACGGGTCTCGACGAGCTTGCCGTAGTACTCCTGCGCCGGAAGGAACGCACCGTCGGCGTTCGTGGTCTCGTTGAGGACGCGAAGCTCGTCGGGGGTCAGGGCGTGCGGGCGCTTCATGTAGGCCCGGTAGGCCCGCAGGTAGCGCTTGGAGCGGCTGGCCTTCACCGACGCCGGCGTGAACGGCTCGTCGGACCCGTCCTCGTCGACGAATCCGCCCTCGGTGTGCTGGTCGCGGTACTCGCCGTTCCCGAGGCGATAGCCGCCGGTCCCGACCGGAGCCTCGCGAACGGGCTTGTTCTTCGCGATGTGCTCCTCGAGCTTCGCGAGGTGGCGGGTGTTCTGGTCACGGAGCTTGCAGAGGCGATCGATGTCGGTCTCGATCTTGAGGTATCGCTCCTGCTCCTCGCCGCTCATCGGCTCGCCCTTGGCGTTCGCCGCGTCGACGAGCTTCTTCATCTCGGCCCAACCGGCCTCGATCTGCGACATGATTTCGTTCAGCGTCATGACTGTTCTCTTTCAGTGGACAAGGGCCGCGAAGGCCCGAGGCTGGACGACATTGCCGTCCAAGCGGGTGCGCGCGTAGACGCCGATCTGGCCCGATGCGATGTGCACCTGGTCCAGCGCGGCGAACTGGTAGCCGGGCTTCGACTCGGCAACGAGGTATTGGCTGAGGTCGCCGAAGACGACCGAGGTCGCTCCCGAAGTGACGACCCGAGGCATCCATGAGCACAGCAGGACCGGCAGTCCGTAGACCGTCGGCCACACACGACCGTCACGCTCGACGCTGTGCGACGCTGCGGCGGAACCCGCCACATACCGCACGAACACGCGAGGGTGCATCAGCCACACGCCGCGGTCGACATAGGCCGCGTCGACGAGATCGAGAAGCTCGGCGAGATCGTTCGCCGCGGCGCCGGTGCCCGTCGCGATCGCGGTGGCCGATGCCGCCGTGACCGTGCGTGACTCCGCCGCGCAGTTGCCGATGATCCCCTTGAGCTGGCCCGACGATCCAGATCCGTTGATGATCTGGTTCGCCTCCGCCGCGTAGATCGCGATCGCGATCTGCATCGACAGGAACGAGGCAAGATCCGGCTCGGAGTCGTCGAGAAGCTCCTCCGTCACCTTCGTGTAGACGCCCTTCTTCTGGGGCGTGAACGCGCGGCGGTCGGGCGAGCCCGATGTGCCGAAGTTCGGAAGGTTGAACGGAGAGCCGTCGCCGCTCGTCTGAAGGCCGTAGTTCGATCCGCTGTCGAGAGTCGGGGACTCGCCCAGTTCCTTCACCACGATCGGAGTCGTGAAGTACGGAACCGAGATGCTCTTCCCCGTCTGGACGCGCGAGACGAACCCGACGAGGCCCTGTCGGCGGATCTCCGCGATCCGGTCGAGGTAGAGCTGCGGCGCGAGAACGCCGCCGTCAGCGGAAACCGCCTCCTGAAGGACTCGCGTCTCTTCCGGAGTCAGGTTGCCCTTTCCGACCTTCAGGTATCTGGTGAACGCCCGGAGGTACTCCGGAGTCGCTCGCGTCTGTGACTGCATGGCGTGACCCTTGTGGGGTCGCTGCGCGGAATGCGACAGCGAACGGTGCGTGAGCCGTCCGATGCAGGCATCCCGTGAAGACGCGAGGCCGCTATCTCGGTCATCAGCGACGCGCCGGTCGGCCTAAGGGCCCCGGGGCGCTCTCGCGCGGCAGTCGCCGCTGATGAGGCAAGAATGGATGTCCGCACGATCTTCAGGGCAATCGCGCGGCCGTCAAGAGTCGGGCATGCAAGATTTCAATCCCCAAAACGACAGCGAGCCCGATTCGTGGTCGGGCCCGCCGTCAGAGAGAGAGGCGATCGTGTCAGCGCCTCGGAGAGAGCGTCGTGTAGTGCCTGCGAACCGACTCCCGCTCCCAACGCTCGAGCGAGCGGACCGCAAGCGAGGTCTGCGGATACGCCGGAATGCTCACCGGACTCACCTCGTAGAGGCGGCTGATCCGCTTCAGGCGACGCATCCGCATGCCGTCATCCCGACGGCTCCACTCGTCTCCGTCGATGTCCACATCGAAACCGAAGGAGTTCTCTCGCAGGTCGCCTCGCCTCGCGAGCGTCAGCACATCCCGACCCGCGCTCGTGTCCGGAAGGTCGATCTCGTACCGAAGGGACTTCGCGTCGAGCCGGAGCCGAAGCGTGCCCGCGATCGTCCTCGCCAGCAGGCTCCCGGTGTCGTGGTTCCAGAAGGCCCGGACATCCGGATCGGATGCCATCACCCCGTCAAGGGCCCTCGGGTCGATCGTCTCCACGAACCCGCCGAGGTCCTCGCTCTCCGCGTCGAAGACGACCGCGGTGCCCACCAGCATCCCGATCGAGTCGGGCGATGATGCCTCGCGGACCTCGCAGGGGAACGATAGATAGCGACTGTCATACCGCGACATGGCAACCCCTCAGTAGAGCGTCGGCCGCACGGACCGGAAGCGTCTGCACCCAAAGCTCGGACTCGGTCTCCCGCATCCAGCGACAGACCGCATGCGCCACATCCGCACATCGAGAATCCGGAAGGCCCGCCGAACGGACGATCGGGCCGAACGCGTCCTGGATCCTCGCCGGATTCGGCTCCCAGCCCTCACGCTTCCGCGTGATCGCGTTCAGCTCGACCCGGATCATCCGCTCAGCCGTCTCCGTCGCCCAGTCCGCATAGGCCGGGTCAACGCCGTCCTCGTCTTCGACCTTCGGCGGATCCGCCTTCACGGGCTGCACCGACTCAGCAGGCTGCGACTCCGCAAGCTTCTGCGCGACCGGCGTCTCGTTCTGGCTGATCGTGTAGACATCGCCGTCCGGACCGATGTCGTTCAGGTCCTCGCGCATCCGGATCTCGTTCGCGTTCAGGGCGCCGACCCGCTTCATCGCCTCGTAGAACTGCGATCGCTGGACCATGTCGCCGCGGAGCAAATCGTCGAAACGCATCCGAGAGTAGTGGGACCGGTCGCCGCGGAACAGCTTCCGCTGCGCCTCGAGCTCCCAACGAGTCACCCAACTCCGAAGCGTGTGCTGAACGAACTCCGTGTTCGCCTGCTCGTTGTTCGAATAGCTCGAGCCCGTCTGGTCGCCGATCATGTGCGGCGGGACCCGGAACGCCGAGCAGATCTCGACCCGCTGGAACTGACGGCTCTCGAGGAACTGCGCGTCCTCGGCCGGAATGCTCAACGGGATCCACTCCATGCCCTGCTCGAGGATCACCGTCCGACCCGCGTTGCTCTGGCCGGCGTACAGGTTCTCCCAACTCTGGCGAAGCCTGTTCTGCGCCTCGATGTCCAGCTTCCCCGGAAGCTTCAGCGCTCCGGACGGGCGGGCACCGTTCCGGAAGAAGCTCGACGCGAAACCCTCCTGACCCAGCGCCGCACCGATCGCGTTCCGCATCACCGAAATCGGGCTCTGGCCCATCAGGCCGTCGAACCCGAGGGCCTTCAGGTGGAAGATCTCGCTCGCCACGAACGCCCGAGGACCGTCAAGGCCCGAGTACAGGTACACCACCTCGCCGTCGCGGCGAAGAAGCGTCATCCGGTCAGGGCGAAGGAAATAGATCCCCGACTGCGGGCCGTCCGGAACGATCTGCGCGTAGCCGTTGCCCGTCAGCAGGACCGAAACCATCATCACCTGGCGAAAGGTGAAGGTGTCCATGTCCGGGTTCGGCTCCGTCGCAAGCTTCCACGCCCACGGATGCGCGTCAGTCAGGATCCGACCCGACGGAGTCTTGCGATAGACGCACCACGGAAGGCCCGCGACCGAATCCGCGAGAAGCTGCACGCACGCGTACACCGTCGAGAACGCAAGCGCGACAGTCGGCGTGATCTGCTGGCCCGTGTCGCTCAGCGACGAAAGCCATGTCTGGACCGTGGCGATCGGCTGACCCGGTGGGGTCTGCTCCTTGCCCTTCCTCGATCGCCGTTTCGGGGTCGTCGTCGTCATCTCAGATCACCAGGAACCCGCGATCCTCGTAGACGAGCGGACCGCCCGACTCGTCAGACATGCTCACCGCCAAGGCCGTCACCAACGCACTCACCGCATCGATCCGCTCCGTGCTCCGCGACTTGCTCGGCTTCACATTGCCCGCCGGGTCCATATCGCAGCACGCATTGCTCACGCACCAGTCGAGCACCGGGTTCCCCGGGTGCCGAAGCTTCCCGGAAAGCACCAACTGCTCGAAACGCTTCGTCGGCTCGCTCAGCGTTCGATACCCCTGCCTGACCTCGACCAGACCCATCCCTTCGGATACCAGCGAGTTCGCGAGCATCTGCGCGTTCCACGGATCATAACCCGACACCTTCACCCGATGCCGGGATGCCACCCAAAGAATCCTCTCGCGCACGAACTCGTAGTCCACGACATTGCCCGGCGTCATCTCAAGATGGCCCGCGCGAGCCCATGTCACATAAGGAACCCGGTCCTGACGCTCGCGGATCTCGGCGCGGTCCTCCGGGACGAACACCATCGGCCACGCACGGAAACCGCCGTCCCAAGGAAAGAGAAGACAGACCGCCGTCAAATCCGTCGTGGTCGAAAGGTCGATCCCGAGGCAGCACTCACGGCCCGCCATCTCGTCCAGCGTGAAACGGTCCGCGCACGACGCCCAAAGGTCGTGCGGGATCCAGCGACGCTGGACCGTCGTCCACTGGTTCAGGTACAGCGTCCTGAACTTCACCTCGTACTGCGGCATCTCCCGGGCCTTCTGCGCCTCCGCCGCAAGGAACTCACGCGTCACCGTCTCCCCGAGACTCGGGTTCGCGATCTCCCACGCCTTCGGATCGTCGAAAGACATCGAGTCCGGAGCAGCGAATATCACCGGAAGGAACGCCCGGTCCCGGATCACGCCGTCCCGGACCTTCGTCGCGTAGTCGTGCTGCTCCCAGCAGATCGTCTGGCGACTCGTGCCCGCCGTCGTGATCGCAATCACCAACGGCTGCGTCCGAGCGCCCATGCTCGTCACCATCACATCCCACAACTCCCGGTTCGGGGCCGTGTGAAGCTCGTCGTAGATCAGCGTCGAGCAGTTCAGGCCGTGCTTCAGGTCCGCATCGCTCGAGAGAATCTCCAGCTTGCTCGAGCTCGACGGACGCGTGATCGTGTTCCGGAACACCTCCGAACGCGTCGAAAGCTCCGATTCCATCCGAACCATCGCCCGGGCCGCGTTCCCGACGATCGCCGCCTGCGCCCGGTCGCTCGCGCAGCAGTAGATCTCGGCACCAGGCTCGCCGTCGCAGAACAGCATGTACAGGCCGATCGCCGCGATCAGTTGGCTCTTCCCGTTCTTCCGCGGGACCTCGATGTACACCTGGCGAAATCGACGAGTGCCGTCCGACCGGCGCCAGCCGAAGATGTTCGCCACGATCGCCTTCTGCCAAGGCAACAGCAGGAACGGCTTGCCCGCCCAGCGGCCCTTCTCGTGCTTCAGGCACTCCTCGATGAACGCGATCGACCGAAGCGCTGTCGACTCGTCGAACCAGTCGCCCGGATCCGCCGTCGACACCGGATCGAAACCCGGAATCGACGGAAGAGACCGAAGAAGCTTCGGCCATCCACGCCTCGATGTGTCACGCCGTTGACGGCTTCGAGCCAAAGAAACGGCCCTTCCCGTTCTCCTCCTGACGCACCTTCGTCGACTTGACCTTGCTCCGGCTCGCTCCCGTGAGCCCGAACTCGGCCGAATACCTCGCCAGCATCGCCATCGCTTCCTTCTGGATCGTCACCGCGGGGTGCTTCTTCACCTCGCCGTTCGCACCGCGGGTCGTCAGACCCGCCTTCGCGATGATCTCCGTCGCGCTTCGAAGGGAGGCCGCAGCCTCGCAGTACCCGCAGAGCGCGTCCTGGTCCACCCGACGAGTCACGCCCTGCTCGATCAGGTCAGGGATCACCCGATCCCAGACCTCCTTCGCATACTGCGTCAGCCAGTCCGGACGACGAGGCGTGCCCGCAAACTCCGGCTCGCCAGAACGAAGCGACAGACGACGACTCCCAGAGAGTCGAAGTTCCGCCGTCGGCTTGGGCTTGGCTCCCTTCAAGTTTCAGTCCGGGTTGAAACTCCAAATCCGAACGCACGCACGCGTGGCTCACTCGCCGGTCTGCGTCCGCAGACTCCCCACAATCCGACCCCCCCTGGGGGGGGTGGTGGGGGCAGTCACCTACCACAATGGGTAGTGGTCATGTTCCTCGTGGAGCACTATAGCCTGTGCGCGGGTGATCTTCGGCGTTTGTCTTTATGGAATGGCAGGAATGGCAGAGCGGCTGGAGGTTGCTGCGGTGGTCGGTTCCGCCCTTGGCCTTGGCGATGATGTGATCGACATCGACGGCGGCGGTGGTGAGCCCGGCGGCGAGGCAGTATCGGCAGAGCGGCTCTTCGGCGAGAACGGCGAGCCTGAGCTTCTGCCATGCCCGGTCGTAGCCTCTTGATGATGCCGAGGCCCGGTCCTCGGTTGGCTTCTTGGCTTTGGGTTGTCCGAGCGTGGGCGGCTTGATGGGCATCATTCGATTCCGAGGATGGTGACGACGGCCCCGGGCTCTTCGTCTGGCGCGGCCCATCTCTTGATGATGTCCTGACCGGTGACGATCTGAGCGTCGTCGACCCAGCAGATCCCGGTGAGTGCGTCCTCGGTGGATCGCATGAGCTTGGTCCTGTCGGGTGCCTGTGTGTGGTGCCTTGGCGCGTCGTCCCGCAGCACGGGCATTTTCTTGACGCTGCGGAAGTGCGACCTGGGGCGAGGCATGATGAACTCGAAGCTGACGGAGAGCGGCCCGCTGAGGGGCGGCGTGGATCCGATCTGCCTTCGCGCGAACGCCTCGCAGCAGGATCGCCAGATCTTGTTTCGCTTTCCGCCGGCGTCGAGCATGATCCTTCGCCCGGTGTGTGGGTGGACCATGGAGGACTTGGATCCTCCGGGCGCCGGCGTTCCCTTGATTCGGATGGTGATCATGGTGACGCCTCGACATACCTGGCGGCTTCGGCGATGGCCTGCTCTTCGCTTGGCGCGCGGAATGTGGCGGAGACGGGCCCGCGTCTGACGGTGACGATGAATCCGTCCTTCGTCGATGTTCCGGCGACATGCCATCCGCGTCGGGTGAGCGAGTCCCGATCGGCGGGCTTGGGCTTCGTGAACCAGGGTAGCTTCATTCAATCCCCCTCGCCCACCGCCACGCGGCGTACAGCGACAGGAGCGGGTCGCCGCCGTGGTCGCGGTCAGCGAATCCGAATGTCTGTCCGCGTTGATTCATCACCATCCAGCCGAGATCATCCCTCTCTGGGCTCCGGTCCATCACCATCGCGAACCCGAGCACATGGCGGGCGATGTCGTCGGGGAGTAGCACCGACATGTCAGTTTCGGCAGCGCAAAATGTCCAGAGGCGCTTATCGCCGACTTCGATTGATGTCGGCAGCAGCCCCGGCGCGTGCTTGCGGATCTCGGCGGCGATCTCGGTCAGGGTTGGGTCAGGCATCGTTGCTCCATGGCGCGGGGAGACGCATCGAGAAGATGCGGGCTTCTTCAAATGGCCCGTAGTGGGACAGATTTCGGACAACCGCATCCCTTGTCGGGGCGTTTGGTCCGAGGAACCACGCGCCGGACTTGCCACGGTAGAAGGCGTAGAAGATCGTCTGCTCGGCCTTATGCTCGGTCGGGGGCGTGAAGTCGTCGGTGATCTTTGGGTCAGTCATTGGTTGCTCTCCTCTTGAATGTCGATCAGGCGGTCGCTCATTCGCAGGGCTCCACATGGACTTCGGCCCGGTATGTGCCGGTCGGCTTGAAGAAAAAGAAGTCGACCCTGACCACGCGGTACTTCGTGGCTTTGCTGCTTGGGGTCAGCGTTTCCTCGTACCAGAAGAGAGAGCCGACTGGCGGCACCATCGGCGAGTAGATGTAGCAGAGGTGATCGCTTTCGCAGAAGACGATGATCTCGGTTCTGGTGTCAGGCATGGTCGATCCTTTCGTACTTGCCGTCGTCTCTCGGGTGTAGGTGGGTCATCCCAGCAGTCCGTGACGACTCCCACTCGTAGTCGCTGTCGTCCCACTCCTTCGGCAGCCGGAACACGGTGCAGGCGGACATGGGCACGCCGTAGAGGTCGGCGAGTTGCCTTGCACTGACGCGGTGAGTCTGGCCGTCGGTGATGCTCTTGACATCGCCGGGGTGCAGGCAGTATTTGATTCGGTCAGAACGGTTGGTCATAGTCAAACTCGAGCGGCTTGCGTTCGGTCGGCGGACCGATGCGGCGGACATCCGGCCCGCGTTCGCGACGCCGCTCAGGGATCTCGACATCGATGATCGCGTTGAGGCTCACGATGGTCCCCGCATCCTCGGCCAGCGTGTCGGCGATCTCCGCGTACTTCGGGTCGCGGGCGAGCGTCCACAACGCTTCGCTGATCTCGTCGTCGGCTTCGCTCATTGGTTCTCCTCCAAGGCCGCCTGGTACGCCTTGCGTAATGCGTCCCACGGTGGCCCGTACTCTCGGTACTCTCGCTCCTTGCTGATCCCGTCCAAAGGGTAGACGGTGATCTCAGTCGTGCGATCGTTGAGGTGCAGCGTCCAGCCTCGCCGCAGGCAGTCCGCGATGATCTCCCAAGGTGATTCGCTCATCGCTTGCCTCGCTTCTTCGCCGGGGTGCGGGGAAGGATCTCGCGGACGGGCGTTGCCCCGAGCTTCCGCAGGTCATCAGGGGTAACACCGTCGCCACAGAGAACAACCGAGCGATGCTGCGTGCCGTTCGACATATCGGTTTCGACAATGCCGAACAGCCTCGCCTTCCGCTTCGGCTTGGGGAATCGGATGAACCACTTCGGCGGCGATTCCTCTGTGGGCTTCTTAGCCTTGGGCATCGGGGGCTCCCTTCGCCGCCTCGGCGGCTTGCTCTGCCTCGGACTTCGTCGCGAACGGGCCGACCGGCTTCCCGTCCTTGTCCAGCGTCCACCACTCACGCTTGCCGCCCCACGCCGCTCGGTACTCCAAGACGCAACCGATGTCGTAGCTGCACTGGAGGTCATCGCCCGGATCGTCTACGGCGTCGTCGCCATATTCCGACCAATAGCAGGTCGGCGGCTTGAGCTTCCCGTTCTCGACCAGCCCCGCATCGCGTGCGGCTTGGGCGATGGCGAGAGCTTCGATGATGGCGGGGTCGTCGATCGCGTAACGCTGTGACGGCACGCTGCCGTCGGTCGAGATGTAGATTGTCGGCTCACGCATCGCTCGCTCCTTCCGCCGTGGGCGGGGTCAGGTCGTTCTGGGCGTCGCACTTGTTCCGTGCGTTGAACCATCGCACGCTCTCGGGCGATGTGATGAGCCCGGCTGGCCTGACGCTAGCCAACGCCATTTCCCGCAGCCTCCCGATGCGGGC